CAGGCAATCTGCCCCACACGCGGGATGCGGTCCCGCTTCGGCAGCGGCTGGAACCCGGCGGGGATGGGGGTAGCGGCAACAGGATCTTTCCGTTCTACGGTTGATCGCCCCATGAGATAATCCATGTCAACATTGAAAATGTCTGCGATAGCTTCAAGCGTTTCAAAATCTGGTTCGCGGCTGCCAGTTTCATACATGCCGATTGTACTGCGGGATACTTTTAGCAAGGCAGCGAGTTGCTCTTGCGTTATGCCTCTCTCGATGCGGAGGGATTTTATAATTGCCGAAAATTTAGCCATGTGAAGTCAATCCTCTCTGTGTACTAATCTTATAATATCACGAATCGTGAGAAAGTCAATCACGAAATGTCACGAAATGTGTTGACAATCGCCAAGAGCGTGATATACTGTATATATAGTCACGGTTCGTGACAAATGAAAGCGAGGTGATTCTGATGGATTCGGAGAAAATTGCGCAAACATTAGTTGAACTGCGGGGCGCTCGACCGCGCGCCGAGGTTGCAACAGCACTGGGTGTAAGCGTTTCTGCGCTGGCAATGTACGAGACTGGCGCTAGAATCCCCCGCGATGAAACAAAGCGTAAAATCGCGCAGTATTACGAGAAAACCGTGGAGGAGATTTTTTACGCCTAAAAATGTCACGATAAGTGACAAGCAGCGTGTCCACCATGGACACACCCACAAGGAGGTAAACATGGCACGCGAAAAGCAAGGCTACCGTGATGCGCTGGAGCGCATCCGGCATGAGGCTGCGGGCGAGATGGTGACAGTGGCCGAGGCCGCGCACATCGTCTACGGCACCGACCCTCAGGCGGCCCGCAAGGTCTGCCGCAATATGCGCGGCTGGACCGGCCAGGGCCGTGACAAGCGCATCCCGGCCACCGCGCTGGCGAGGCAAATTTGCTGATGACAACGGAGGATCTGGCCTGGGTGCAATCCAGGCTTAGGAACTGCACCAACGCCCGCCGCCAGTTGAGAATCTGCGCCGAGTGTCTGAGCGTGGCCGAGGACACGCTGCTGGAGCGCCTGGGCTATACAAGCCTTGACACATTCCGCGCGGCGCACCCTCAAAACAAGCAACCCGTCGGCCCGCCTGTTGAGCGCATCTGCAACCCTGTGCCGCCGGAGATGATGATGGAGAGCATCCTATACTACTACGGCGGCGCGCCGATCAGTACCGTGCGCAGCATGATGGGCTACACCCAGCCGGTGACGCACGAGGCAATCCGGCATAGGGTGTGCAGCTGGAAAAAGAAACACCCGGCGCTTGCCGCCGGTATGCCGCGCAAGCGGCCAAAACCGAAAAAGGAGACCAAGCCCATGAAAATGACCTATGATGAGGCGGGGCTGCCCGCCTATGCCTACGCCAAAAGCCCCTACACCGGTGCCGTGGTTCGTATCGTGCGCGGGGAGCGTGCCCTGTTTGGCATGAACAGCCAGACATGTATAGACGAACTGAACACCGCTGCTGGTGTTAGCCGTGCCCAAGCCGCCGCTATGTACAATGGCGCGATGTGCGGTTGGGGCACACCCTACTCAGATCCTAGCAATTATAATGAGGCCGGTGTCTACATCGGCCCGGAAATGGAGGATAAACATGGAGAAAAATGAGACCCCCAAAAACCTCGCCCTGCTGACAGCTGACGAGGTCACGCTCAGCATCCTGGAGGTGGACGCCGAGGGCGTGCGCATCAAGCTGTGGCCGGATGTCAACGCCGTGCGCGCCCATCTGGAGGAATGCTGTGAGCGTATGCCCGGCGGGCTGGCGGGCTACAGTGTGCGGCACTACGTTTGCGGGCGGTATCTGTACTGCGCCGTGGCCCTGGCCGACATCACAAAGGACGCCCCCTGCCCCACCACCTACCGCGTGAGCAGCGACGCGCCCACCAACGAGGCAGACGGCAGCTTTTTGGCCGCTGCTGCCGCCTGGAGCATCGGCGCGGGCGTGCTGAATCTGCCGCCGCTGCGCATCCCAGCCAGCAAGGTCCACATCGTCCCCCAGGGCAAGCCCGGCACCAACATCATTGAGCGCTACGTTCTGGACGATGCCCTCACCCTGGACGACATCACCTACAACGGTGACGGCAGCGTGGCATCGCTGAGGGTGCGCAAGCGTGATGGGAGCGTGATCACATGGCAAGCCAGCTGATCGCCCATGTGGCCGCCTGGTACATCCCAATGGGCCAGCCCTTAGTCAACGACATGGACGGGCTGACGATTGACGGTGCGTATCGCCTGGAGGCCCAGCGGATGCACGCCGAACTGGAGCGCCGCGCGCGGGGGCAGCCCCTATGCGTGGAGATCGACATCCGCCCGGTGAAGAACAAGCGCACACTGGATCAGAACCGCCTCATGTGGGCGCTGCTGAACAGGCTGGCGCTGGCGTTGAGCGGCGACACGCCCGGCGGGGTGACTGCCGAACAGTGTTATCTTGACCTGCTGGCCGAGTTCGGCGCAGAGGTCGAGACCTGGCGCGTGCCGGTCAAGGCCCTGCCCGCCCTGCGCAACACATACCGCGTTGTGCAGATGGTGGAACTGCTGGACAACGGCTATTGCATGGCCCGGCTCGGCCTGGGCAGCAGCAGCTTTACCCGGCAGCAGATGCACGACTTCCTTGAGCGCATCTTTGACCGCCTGAGCGAGGCCGGCGTGGACGATGCCGAGACAACCGAGCAGTACCGGGACTGGAGGCGTGCCGATGAATTGCGTTAAGTGCAACAGCAGCCAGGTGCGCGTCATCGACACCCGCGCCAAGGGGACCCGGCGGATATACCGCCGCCGTGTCTGCATGATGTGCGGCTGCCGCTGGGCGACGGTGGAGTTGCCTGTTGGTGATGTGCGCCAGGCGGTGGATGCCGTCAACGGACTGGAGGAGCGCCATGGCAAAAAGCATACTGCAAAACGATAAAGAGTGCTACCTCTGCCGACGGTTCTACAACCTGCGCACCACGCGCGGCCTGGAGGAGCATCACATCCTGTTTGGACGCGGGCGGCGCGAACTGTCCGAACAGTACGGCCTCAAGGTCTGGCTGTGCCACAACCATCACAATGAGCCGCCCCTGGGCGTCCATTTTGACCCCGCCGCCCGGCGGGAGTTGGAACAGGCGGCACAATTTGCTTTTGATGATCTCCATGGCCCCGGCAGCTTTGCCGAGGTGTTTGGGGAAGAAATTTAGTTTTTAGGAGGATGCAAACGATGAATGTATGGTATAAGCCCAGGCTGCAAAGCGTCGATAACATTATTAAGACGCAAGTTCTGGGCGGAGAAGTAAGCCCCAAACAGATTGATGCCATCCATGAAGAGGCGCTGGATGTCGTCCTCACGGCGCTGAACGGCGAGGCGGGAATGTCTGGCCCGGATATCCCTTTTTTGTGCGCGGCTCTGCATTTCTGGCGCGATGAACTGATCGAGAGGATGCGCAGAGAACACCCTGACGACCTTGAGGCCGAGAAGGCCGCTTATATCATGATGAAGCGGCATTATAAGGGCGAGGCCAAAAAAGTTGGAGGTGATGAGTAATGCCCCAAATCGTAAATAAAAAGAGCGTGCTGGAGATGGCGATGGGCGCGATTGCCGAGATCACCGACTACGAGGTGGAGCGGGTCGTGGCGAACATCATGGACCCCAACACCAACGCCACGGCCAAGCGCAAAATCACCATCACGCTGACCTTTGCACCGGATGACTACCGGCAGCAGATCGGCATGGACGCGCAAGCAAAGACCACCCTCGCGCCGATCCAGCCGGTGCGCACGTCCCTGTGCATTACCAAGGCGCGGGACGGCAGCCTGCTGCTGGCCGAGATGACGCCCCAGGTCCCCGGACAGGTAAACATGGACGGCGATGAAGCCCCGATGCCCGCTATGGCCCGCGTAGGCCGTGCCGGGTATTAACACATAGAAAGGACAAGACAATGGAAAACAGCTTTTTAAAAGACGCTATTGACCGCATTGTGGAGCTGGCGACCCCCTTCACACTGGAAACGCGCAGCGGGCATCAGTTCTGCTCCGCCGATCTGGTCGAAGTCAAGCCGGAGGTTGAACTCCCGGCGCGGTACTCGGTGGATACGCTGGAGGCGCTGGTCAAGCTGATCCGCACCGAGGGTATCAACCACTCGCCCCTGCTGTATGTGCGTGTGGACAGCGCCCGGCGGGTCATGGTGGATACTACATACACGCACAAAGAATACGCAGAGTTCAGCCGCCTGCCGCTGTATGAGGCCGTGAGCGATGTGCCGAGCATTTCTGTCAACCAATACATGAGCCAGGAACACGCCGTTATCGAACTGCAGAGCCTGTACGCCGTCACCGAGGACCGGGACTACCTGCTGGCGCTGCTGAGCCGCATCGACGTCAATCAGGGCGTGTCCAGTGTGGACAACGGGATCAGCCAAGAGGTCAGTGTCCGCACCGGCGCGGTGCTGAAGGAGCAGCAGACGGTGCAGCCCATCGTCCACCTGCAGCCCTACCGCACGTTCCTTGAGGTCGAGCAGCCCGCCAGCGACTTCTTGCTGCGCCTCGACAAAGATGGCCGCCCGGCACTGTACGAGGCTGACGGCGGTGCGTGGAAGCTTGAAGCAAAGCGCAACATCGCCGCCTATCTGGGCGAACAGCTGGCCGATCTGGTGGAGCGCGGCAGTGTGGTGGTGATGATCTGATGCTGAATATCTGTGCATTGCAGGGCCGCCTGGCCCGGGACCCGGAGCTGCGGCAGACGACCACCGGCAAGCAAGTGGCGATGTTCACCCTGGCTGTGGATCGCGGGCGCAGGGACGCAAACGGCAAGAGCGTGGCGGACTGGATTCCCGTCATTGCATGGGAGCGTGCCGCCGAGTTTGCCTATAAATGGCTCACTAAGGGCCAGATGGTAGCGGTGGATGGACGGCTCCAGAGCCGAACCTACACGGCCAAGGACGGCACCAACCGCACTGTGCTGGAGGTTGTGGCCAATAACATCAACTTCTGCGGCAGCAAGGCCGACAGCACCGGCCAGCCCTCCCCTGCCCCGGCGGGCCAGCCCCGCGTCACCGGTTCGGCACCGGCCTACAACCAGGGGCCGGGCGACGACTTCGCCATGATCGAGGATGAGGGCGACCTCCCCTTTTAAACGTTGAAAAATTGAAAAATGACCTTGCAGGGATGCGCCGAAAAGAGCGCGGCGCACCCCTGTGTTAAGGTCAGCCGTTTTTAGAAAGGCAGAACCTATGGACAATCCTGGATTTTTCGCCATTCTCCCCGCCACGGTGCGGTATGATCGGCGGCTGAAGCCCGCCGAAAAGATTTTTTACGCAGAGATCACCTCTCTGGCCGACAAGACGGGCTACTGCTACGCGAGCAACGCCTACTTCTGCCCGCTGTACGACACAACGGAGCGCACAGTCCAGCGCTGGGTGAAGCACCTGCAGGAGCTAGGCTATGTGGCCGTTAGCTACGCCCGGGACGGAGCAGCCAATCAGCGGTACATTTCCCCGCTGGTCGGCGTGGCTGACCTCCGCGCCGAAAATCTCCCCGACAAAAATGTCGGTGAGCGACACCCGATGTCGGCGGGCGACAAAAATGTCGCCTACCCCCCGACAAAAATGTCGCCTACCCCCCGACAAAAATGTCACCCAGAACAATACAAGAATAATAATACAAGAGAGAATAATACGCGGGCGGGCGCGTGCGCGAGGGAGACTGCCGCGGATATTCTGCAGGAGGCCTTCCCCGGGGATGCGCGGCTGACCGCTGCGCTGCTCTCCTTTGCTGAGAGCCGGGCGGCCGGCAAGCACCCCCTGACGGCCAACGCCGCCAAGCTGGCCTGCAGCAAGCTCATCCAGCTGGCCGATGAAGCTGGCGTGCGTGACCGCAGCGGGTACATGGCGGCCGTGCTGGAGCAGAGCATCCTGCGCGGATGGGAGGGGCTTTTCCCCCTAAAAGATGATTTTGTGGATAAAGCCCCGGCCCAGCGCCCCGCCAACACGGCAGACCGCCCGCGTGAGATCGGGCCGGACACCGACATCACTGATTTTTTGTGAGGCTGAACGATGCAACAAGCAAACCTGACCCGCCAGCAGACAACGCAACGCGCGTTTCTTGGCGCGGCGCTGATGAACCCGGACGGCGCGCGGAATTACGTCACAAGAATGGTCCCGGCTATGTTTGAGGATGGCGTCTGTCACGACATTTTCGCGGCGATCCAGCAGTTGATCTACAGCGGAAGCCCAGTGGATGTCATCACGGTCATTAACACAGCGGCCAACGGACGCCCGGCGGATGATGTGAAAGTGGCCGTCATGCAGATGGCCGAGACCTGCCCCAGCGTCTCCAACATCGGCAGCTATGCCGCACAGATACTTGAGGATCACCGCTACAAGCTGCTGACCGGTGATCTGATGAAGTGCCTGGCTAAAGACGCAATGGACAGTGACGGCATCTGCCGTCAGCTGCGCCGCACCCTGGCGATGCAGGACGCAATCCTCAGCACCCAGACCGACAGCACGGCCAGAGACTTCGACGCGGTGCTTGATTCCGCCCTGGCCCGCCTGGATGAGCCGGACGACAGCCTAAAACTGGGCTGGCCCGAGCTTGACAGGTACGGCGTTTTTGGTCGGCAGCGTGTGTGCGTTGTGGCCGGGCGGCCTGGGTGCGGCAAAACGGACTTTTCGCTCAACCTGGCGTCACGCCTGTCCAAAAAATACAAGGTCTACTACTTGACCCTGGAGGAGACCGCTGAGGCGCTGATGGATCGCATCCTGTCCAAAGTGGCGCGGATTGATTCCGGCAAGATCACCAACAAGAATCTGGACCCGCACGAGCGGCAGATTATCGACAACGCCGCCGCCCGGCTCCGGCAGCATCACAACATGATGCTGGACGCGGACAGCAACCTCACTATTGACGGGCTGGAGGCCAAGCTGATCCAGCACAAGCCCGACATCGCTTTTATCGACCACATCGGCCTGTTAAGCCCCACCGACCCTCGGCAGACAGAGTATCAGCGTATCAGCGAGATCACCCGGCGGCTGAAGGTGGCCGCCATGAAGATGGGCATCGTGGTTGTGGAGCTGTGCCAGATCAACCGCGCCGGCGTAAAAGGCAATGAGGGCCGCTTCTGTAACCTGGAGGACCTGCGCGGCTCCGGCACGATTGAGCAGGACGCCAACAGCGCGATTTTTGTGGAGAACCGGCGCACCGAGGACAGCCAGGAACTGCGCGGCGAGGACGCCTATCAAGATACCGCCGTTATGTACGCCAAAAACCGAGAAGGACCGACGGGCGTTGTGTCCATGAGATGGCAGCCCCAATACCATCAATGGCAGCCCACCCCGAAAGAAGATTTTGAAGAAATCGACCAGATGAACTGGCCGCAATAACACCCGCCGCCCCGGCGGGATAGGAGGATTACCATGATCTGTATTGCAATTATAAACTTGAAAGGCGGCGTCGGGAAATCCGTCACCGCCTGCAACCTTGCAGCCGAGCTGGAAGCCAAGAGCAAGAGCGTGTTGGTGGTCGATCTGGACAAACAGGGTAACACAAGCAAGTTTTTCGGTGTTCTGGACTACGACAGTCCCAGCATCGCAGAGATTATGCTGGGCGTGTGCCGCGCGCCGGGTGCCGTGGTAGACACCAACCTGGCCGCCGTCAATCTGATTCCCTGTGACATGAGGATGCTGAAAGCAAACCGCATGATCTTGATGGACAACGGTCCGCGCCAATACCATCTGCGCGATGCCCTCAAAGACGTGAGCGCTAACTATGACTACTGTATCATGGATTGCCCGCCAGACCTTGACATGGGCAGCATCAACGCCCTGTGCGCGGCTGACTGGGTCATCATCCCGGTGGACTGTGATGAGTGGGCCTGTGATGGTATGCGGGAAATCATCGACCAGATCGAGCAGGTGCAGATAGACTACAACCCGCGCCTCAAAATCATGGGCGCGCTGCTGACGAAATACCGCCGTACTCGGTACGCGGCAGACGTCATCCACACCATTGCTGAGAAGCTGCCCGGCCTGGCCCTGCTGCCCACGGTCATCCGCTACACCGTGAGGGTCAGCGAGGCCAAGAGCGCACACAAGCCGCTGCGCACGTTCAGCCCGGATTGCACGGCAGCGCTGGATTATAAGGCGCTGGTCGAAAAGGTTGAGAGCATCGTGTCCAACGTGGACACAGAGGAGGATTGAGCCATGAGCAAGGGATTTTCTATCAATGATATTCTCGGTGCCGGCGCTAAAACCGCCGCCCCGGCGGGGCAGAAGATGCAGATCGTCATGCTGCCCGCCGCTGATATTGAGCCGAATCCGGAAAACAGCATCTACGAGATCGGCGACGTCTCCATGCTGATGGCCGACATTGCCGAGCGAGGATTGCGCAGCCCGCTGGAGGTCCTGCCCGCCCAGAACGGCAAATATATGCTGCTGGCCGGACACCGCCGTTGGACCGCGTGCTGTGCGCTGACGGCTGAGGGCGTGACCGGGTTTGAGGTCCTGCCCTGTGTTATCCACCAAAGCCAGGGCGCGGATGATGACTTGATTGCGCTGATAACCTCCAACGCCACGGCGCGCGAATTGACAGACGGCGAACGACTCCGGCAGTACATCGCCCTCAAACAGGCCCTTGAACGCAAAAAGGCGGCGGGCAGCCTGGGCGGGCGCGTCCGCGATGAGATGAGCCGCATCACCGGCGACGGCACCGGCACACTGGGGAGGCTGAATGCCATTGCCAACAAGTGCGTGCCGGAGGTTTTGGCGATGGTGGAGCGCGGCGAGATCACCATGACGCGGGCCTATGAGTGCAGCAAGCTGTACAAGGTGCAGCAGGTGACATACGCAAAAAACAACTATGCTCCCCTGCCGGAGGCGAGCGATGAGGTACAGAAAGCCGCAATCCTGTACATTGTTGATGAGGGCATGGCCGATCAGCTGAGGGGATTGGATTACGTCCAGTGCTGTGAGTGGAATTATGCGGACGGGGGCAAGTTTGATGCACAGAAAATGCAGACCGTGACGTTGGACATGACTGATAATGTCGCCAACGCTATCCTGCGCATCGCCCCGGCAGGTAGGAGTTCGTTCACCGTTGAGCAACTGGACCCGGCGGATCAGAACGAGGTCATCGCCAAGAGCTGCATCTATTCATCCCGACTGTACCGCACCGCGCGCAGCCGCTATATTGACAAAAAAGCGCTTGAAAAATATAAGGCCGAGGAGAAAGCGAAAAGAAACGCCGAAAAGGCACGGCATGACGCCGCTGAAAAATGGCTCGTACTGGCTCGGCAAGAATTGGCCGACTTCGACAACTGGAAGCTGACGGCACGCCACAAGGATTTAGGGCTGACGATCCGTGAGCGCAAAATGTTCGACGGCGGGCGGCTCATCATCGCGGTGGATGACATGGGGCGATATGACGGCCCGGTGGATGGGTTCCCGTATCGTGAGTGCTTTTCTGTCCGCCTCGGCCCGGACGGTGAGCGCGTTGGCCGGGACGGCGAGATGGGCGCCCTTGACTGGTACAAGCGCTGGTACAGCACCGGCGCGGGCATTGAGGGCTACATTGCCGATGACATCAAGCGGGCCACGCGGGAGGCAAAAAAGAAATGAGCAGCGGATTTTGCGGGATTCCCGGCATGAGCCAGCCGCGCCTTGACAGGTGCGAGGGGTGCGCCCACAATAAGGGGCTGTTTAACCTGGACTGTGAGCTATACTGCTACGGCGTCGAAAAGACGGACGGCGCGGGCATTGTGCTGGAATGTGATGACTTTGAACCATCTCCGGGAGGTGATGCCCAATGACCTATGATGAGTGCATCGTGTGGCTGAATCGCTACCGCGATGCCCGGCGGGTGGAGCCGCGATTGCGGGAACGGCTCCGGGAAGAAAACCGCCGCGCCGACTACGCCCGCGCCCTGCGCCCGCCCGGCGGGGCCGGTGAGATTGACAGTGCGCTGCTGAGCATCAACACCCGGCGCGAGAAGCTGGCCGCCCAGCTGACGGACGGCGAGGCCGCCAGGGTGGAGATTGAGAGCGCCATTGCTCAGCTGGAGGATGCCCTGGAGCGTGAGGTCTTACAGATGCGCTACATCGACGGGCGCACCAACCGCCAGATCGCGGCGCGCATGAGGATCACTGAGCGCTATGTGCGCAAGCTCCACCGGCGGGCAATTTTCAAAATTATAAAATTAGTTCCGCCCAGTTCCGCCCCAGTGTGTTAAGCTGAGGGTGTCGGGCAGGTAGGGGCTTGATGCTCGACGGTTTGCACGTTTGCATAATCCTCCTAAGCGGATAGTCGCCCCACATCGGGGCGGCTATTTTTTTATAACTGGGTTGCAAGGTTGCAGGGTTACGGGTACGCCCGGCGGTTCGATTCCGCCAGCCTGGCCATAGTTAATCTCCTTGAAATAGCTGACAGCCGGGAAAGACCGGCAACATACCGCACAGCCGCCCGCCCAGTTCCCCGGCGGGATGAACGTTGACAGGTGCAAGACCTGTGTGCGGGTACGCAGTGCCGTTGATGTGGTTAAACTCAGCGGATGACGGACGGCAATAGACCGTCATGCCCGGCGGGCGGGAGAGCCTCACCTACACCGAGACAAAAGAAACTCCGTCTCGCGCCGCTGGGCATCTATGATAATTTTACGCCCCGGCGGGTGGAGGTGCAGCGCGTGTCCAGTGTGGACACGCAAACAGTATGCGGGAGTTTGCCAAAGCGTTTTACAAGAGCAAAGCGTGGCAGCGCTGCCGCGATGGGTACGCCGCCAGCGTGGGCGGATTGTGTGAGGATTGCCTGGATAAGGGGCTGTATCGCCCCGGGGAGATAGTCCACCACATGACAGAGTTGACGCCGGACAACATTAACGATCCGGCGGTCTCGCTGTCATGGTCCAACCTGAGACTGCTGTGCCGTGACTGTCACGCAAAGCGCCACGGCGCGCGGCGTAGATACCGTGTGGACCCGGCGGGGCGAGTGACGTCGAGGTGGTGACCTCCCCCCGGTCGAAAAAACGAGCGGAGGTGTGGTAGACCGGGCCCCAAAGTTCGGAAAAGCACTGAAAAGAGCGTAAAGGGGGTGTTGTTGTGGGGAGAAAAGCAAAAACTACGCTGATCAAGGAAGAGTATGACAGGATCATGGCGCACTATGCCGAACTGCCTGAAAACCAGATGGCGATTGTGGAGCCGTTGATCCAGAATGCGGCGTTTATGAAAGTGACGCTCGACGATTTGCAAAAATCCATCAACGCCGACGGATGCAGTGAGGAGTACATGAACGGCGCGAACCAGTATGGCAAAAAAGCCAGCGCCGACCTGCAAGCCTACAACAGCCTCATCAAAAATTACAACACCGTGACCGAACGCCTGGGCAAGCTGCTGCCCCCGGAAAAGCGTGAGAGCAGACTGGAGCAGCTGGCCCGTGAATAACTACATCTACGAGTATTACCAGAAAATCACGGACGGCACCATCATCGTGGGCCGCTGGATCAAGGTCTGGTACAAGTATGTTGTGGACGGTCTGGAAAAAGGGCTGTTTCACTTTGACCCCAAAAAAGCGCAGAAAGCGATCCGTTTTGTGGAAAATTTCTGCCGACACCATGAGGGCGCGCTGGCTCCTCAGCTGATTGTGCTGGAGCTTTGGCAAAAGGCGCTTTTGTCGGTACTGTTCGGCGTAATGGATGACACCGATCACCGCCAATTCCGTGAGGTCGTCGTTATTATCGCCCGAAAAAATGGCAAGACGCTGCTGGCTGCCGCCATTGCTGCCTATTGCAGTTTTTTGGACGGTGAGTACGGCGGGCGCATCTACTTTGCCGCGCCTAAGCTGGAGCAAGCGGGGCTGTGCTACGATGCATATTATCAGATGCTCAGCAAGGACCCAGAGCTGAGCCAGCTGAGCAAGAAACGGCGAACAGACATCTACATTGCGAACAGCAACACGAGCGCAAAGCCGCTGGCGTTTTCCGCTAAAAAGTCGGATGGCCTCAACGTCAGCCTGTGCGTGGCTGATGAGGTCGCCAGCTGGCCCGGTGATGCCGGGCTGAAATTCTACGAGGTCATCAAATCGAGTTTTGGCGCGCGCACACAGCCCATGCTGCTGGCGATCAGCACGGCAGGCTATGTGAATGAGGGCATTTATGATGAACTGATAAAGCGCGCCACCCGGTTCCTGCTGGGCGATTCCAGAGAAACGCGCCTTGCGCCGTTTCTGTACATGATCGACGATCCTGCCAAGTGGAGCGATATCAACGAATTGGCTAAAGCCAACCCCAATCTGGGCGTCAGTATCAGCGTCAGCTACCTGCTGGAGGAGATCGCCATTGCTGAGGGCAGTTTGTCCAAGCGGGCCGAGTTTTTAACAAAATACTGCAACATCAAGCAAAACTCTAGCCTTGCCTGGCTGGCCTCCGATGTTGTGGAGCGCGCCTGCGGTGCGCACATTGACCCGGCCAACTTCAAAAATTGCTATTGTGTGGGCGGTATTGACTTGAGCCGCACCACCGACCTGACCGCCTGCGTGGCGATTATTGAGAAAGACGCCCGCCTGAACGTGCTGGCGCATTTCTTTCTCCCCGCCGAGAAGCTGCAAGAGGCCACCGAGCGGGACGGACTGCCTTATGCGGCGTATGTGCAGCGCGGCATCCTCACGCTGAGCGGTGACAATTTTGTGGATTATCACGATTGCTACAACTGGTTCAGGACGCTGATAGAGCAGTACAAAATTTATCCCTTGCAGGTCGGCTATGACCGATACACGGCCCAGTATCTTGTACAGGATATGAAGCAATACGGATTCCACATGGATGATGTATTCCAGGGGTTCAACCTGACGCCGGTGATCCGAGAAGTTGAGGGGCTGCTGAAAGACGGCACCATCAACATCGGGGACAACGACCTGTTAAAAGTGCATCTGCTGAACACGGCGCTGAAAGTCGAAAACGACAGCGGCAGATGTAAACTTGTGAAGATGAGCGCCGCCGACCACATTGACGGCTGCGCCGCGCTCATGGATGGGATGACGGTGCGGCAGAAATGGTGCGCCGAGATCGGCGGCCAGTTAAAGAACGCGGGGTGATGAGCATGGGACTGTTTCAATCAATTTTCGGGAAGATAGCCGCCAAGAGCCTCGCGTCCGGATTCTGGACAACGCTTGACGGCTACACGCCCAGCTTTTTGACCTGGGGCGGCGAGCTGTATGAGAGCGAGATCGTGCGCGCCGCGATCCACGCCACGGCCACCCACGCCAGCAAGCTGAGCGTCACCGTGCAGGGACCCGCAAACCCGAAACTGCAAACCCGGCTCCGGCAGGGGCCGAATGAGTGGCAGACCTGGGGACAATTCCTGTACAGGCTTTGCACAATTTTGGAGGTGCAAAACACCGCCTTTATTGTGCCGGTCATCAATGAGTTTGGCGAGACAGTCGGCATGTTCCCCGTGCTGCCGTCCAGCTGTGAAATCGTGCAGTATGGGGCCGCGCCCTGGCTGCGCTATACATTCCGCAGCGGCCAGACCGCCGCCATTGAAATGGCGCGGTGCGGCATTATGACAAAATTCCAGTACAAGAGCGATATTTTTGGCGAGAACAACCACGCGCTGACGCCCACGATGGACCTGGTGAATCTGCAAAACCAGGGCATTGCCGAGGCCGTTAAAAACGGCGCGACCTTCCGCTTTGCCGCCAAAATGAACAACTTCTCCAGCGATGAGGATTTGAAAAAAGAGCGTAAGCGCTTCAGCCGGGAAAACCTGCAAGGCGAGGGCGGCGGCATTCTGCTGTTCCCCAACACCTACACGGACATCAAACAACTGGAGGCTAAGCCCTATGTTGTGGCCGCCGATGAGATGGAGCGCATCAACACCAATGTGTTCAACTACTTCGGCACCAACGAGGACGTGCTGCAAAACCGCGCCTACGGCGACGCCTGGAGCGCGTTCTATGAGGGTAAAATCGAGCCGTTTTCCATCCAGTTCAGCGAGGTCGCCACAAAAATGCTGTTTACCGAGCGCGAACGCGCGGGCGGCACGCTGCTGATGGCGACAGCCAACCGGCTGCAATACATGAGTAACACCGAAAAACTGAACGTATCGGCCCAGATGGCGGATCGCGGTATTATGAACCGCGATGAAATCCGCGAAATTTGGAACTTGCCGCCCCTGCCGAACGGCCAGGGGCAAGCGTACACGATACGCGGCGAGTATTACCTGCTGGGCAGCGATGGCAGTGTGACAAAGAAAGGAGACGACCTAACCAGTGGAAAGTAATGAGAAATTGTTGAAAAAGTTGAACAATGGCCGGGAATACCGCGCCATGCGGCTGGAGGTCCGAACCGCCGACCCCGCCGCACCAGATGCCAGCCAGGAAGTGGAGGGCTACGCCTGCACGTTCAACCAGCCCTACCTGCTGTATGAGTACATGGGCGACAGCGGCACCACTTACCGCGTCATGGAGCAGATCGACCCGCACGCCTTTGATGACTGCGACATGGATGACGTCATCATGCAGTACGATCACGAGGGCCGCGTCTTTGCCCGCACCAAAAACGGCACATTGGCCCTGGCCGCTGACGACACAGGGCTGAAAGTGACCGCCGACCTGGGCGGCACCGAGATCGGGCGGCAGCTGTTTGCCGAAATCAAGGGCGGCTACACCGATAAAATGTCGTTTGGCTTTACCGTGGCCGAGGATAAGCGCGAAACTGTCCGTGACCTGGAAAACAACGTTATGACCGTGAACCGCACGATCACCAAAATCAAGAAACTGTACGACGTGAGCGCCGTGAGCCTTCCGGCCAACGATGCCACGTCGATCAGCGCCCGAAAATTCCTTGACGGAGAGATCGAGAGAATTAAAGCGGAGAGACTGCAAAGGGCGGATACCGCAACAAAAATCAAACTGAAACTTTTGGGAGTGTGAACCATGAAAAAGAAAACCAGTGAAATGACCATTGCGGAACTGCGCGCCCGCGCTGCCGAAATCCGCACCGAGGTCAACGCCGAGGGTGCCGACCTGGACGCCTTGGAGGCCGAGGCCGATGAGATCAGCCAGCGCATCGCGCAGTATGAGACCGAGCAGCGCCGCCTCGGCATTGCCGCCAAGGTTGCGGACGGTGCCGGTGCGCCCCAGGACAACCCCACCGCCCACACCGATGCCCAGACCCGCGCCCAGCAGTTCAAAGAAACGCGCCAGGGCCGCATCTCGGTGGCCGAGACCCGCAGCGTTCTGATCAACGGCGGCAAGCTGGCCACCCCGACCGAGGTGTCCGGCATCAATGACGTTGTCGGCCCGCATGTTTCCAGCATCGTGGACCTGGTCAAGGTCGTAGACTGCGGCGGCATGGGCAGTAACAAGGTGGCCTACGTCAAGACCGATGCCGCCGCTGCGGATGCCCAGACCGAGGGCGCCGCTGCCACCACCAAGGAACCTGTTTTTGATGCGGTAACCATCACTCCTACCTCTGTGGCAGTGCTGGCCTACATTAGCCGCCAGGTACAGAAACAGAGTCCACTGCTGTATGAGGCCAAGGTCCGCGAGCAGGCCCTGCTGGCCCTGCGCAAGAAGGCTGCCTCGCTTATTACTGACCAGCTGAAGGCCAGCAAGCTGGTCACCACCCAGAACGCCACCCTGGACACCGGCAAGAAGGGCGTCATCAACGAGAAAACCTTGCGCAGTCTGGTGCTGGCCTTTGGTGGTGATGAAGGCGTGGAGGGCGGCGCGGTCCTGTTCCTGAACAAGGCCGACCTGGTTGCCTTTGGTGACGTGCGCGGCACCAACGAGAAAAAGGCCGTCTATGAGATCGAGCCCGACACCGACAACCCCAACACCGGCATCATCAAGGATGGCGGTTTGAGTGTCCGCTACTGCCTGAACAGCAACCTGACCGCCTGCGCCGGCACGGCCCAGACCTCCAGCGCTGTGAAAACCATGTTTTACGGCATTCCTGCCGCGTTGGAGCTGGATCTGTTCAGCGATTACGAGATCGCCGTGTCCGCAGATTTCGCCTTTGACAAGCTGCTGGATACCATCCGCGGCGATGTTGAGCTTGGCGCTGATGTTGTTGCCCAGGGCGGTTTTGTGGCGCTGACCATCCCTGCCCAGGGCTGATGGGAGCGTGACCCATGGCTGACAACGACCTGCTGTCCAAAGTGACGGTAGCGCTGCGCCGGTCGGATATGCCGGAGGAGCTGACGCAGGAAGTGAGCGACCTGGTGGATGCGGCCCTGGCTGACCTGAAACAGGCCGGTGTGTCCAACCTGGACACGCAGGACCCGCTGATCCGCCGTGCCGTCATCACCTACTGCCGCGCCAACTTCTGGCCGACCGGCGACTACGATAAGCTGAAAGCCTCCTACGATGAGCAGAAGGCGCAGCTGCGAATGACGACCAACTACACAGACTGGCCCGACGCATGAGCGCTGTGCTGTGATGCACCGCCGGAGTGCCTTGCGCCCTCCGGCGGCATTTTTGTTAGGAGCAACTATGTACTGGACAGAAGAAATCACCCTGATGCAGGACAACCCCCAAAAAAAGCAGGGCGTGCTGGTCCATTCCTACACACCTGTGCGCAGGGTCTACGGAGAGCGCAAGTCTGTAGGGTGGCGGGAATTTTTTGCGGCAGAAGCGGCAGGCACCACACTGAGCGCCGTTTTTGTGCTGCACGCTGACGAGTACAACGGAGAGCGCGTGCTGTTGTGGAAGGGCAGCCTGTACAGTGTGCAGCGTGCCTATGAGACCGGAAGCACGGTCGAGCTGACCGTCAGTGACCTGCCCCAGACAAAAGGAGGCCCGCCGTGAGGATGAATCTGGTGTGGAGTGATGAACTTACAGAACAGCTGGCAGGGATGGCAGACCTGGACGCGATTGCTCCGGAAATGCTGACCGCCGCGGCCCCGATCGCAACGGACGCACTGAAACAACGTGTCCGGCAGCACCGCAGCAGCCGCGCAGACAAACACCTGGCGGACAGCGTGCGTGCCGGCAAACCCAAAAAGCGCAAGAAGGGCGGCTACGGCCTGGAGGTGAGCTTCAGCGGTTACGATACAGGCCACGGTTCAAGCCCGAAATATAAGGACAAAACCGCCCAGATGCAGAAGGCGGTATCACTGGAATACGGCTCTGCCAAGCAGGCTGCGCAGCCATTTTTGGACCAGGCTGCCAGCAGCTGTGAAAATGCCGTCAGTGCGGCCATGCAGGATGTGCTGCGCAGAAAGGGAAAACTATGACCGGAATCGACGCGGCCCTGGCCGCATTGGAGACCGTGTGCAGCAGCGTGTCCTTTGTGAAAAACGAGGACGACCCACTGCCGGACAGCTATGTGGTGCTGAGTGTGCTGGATGATACGCCGGAAATCTACGCCGGTGACCGGGACGAACAGCAGCATCTAAAGCTGCGTGCTGCCTGGTATGCCAGGGAACTGCCCCAGGTGCGTGCGCGGTGTATGCGCAACGCCCTGAGAAAAGCCGGCTTTATCATTGGCTCTACTGAGTACGGCTATGATAACGAGACAAAACATCATATCGCATACGTTGAGGCGGAGACCGACGACGGCTGCGATTGGAACGAAAGCGAGGAATAAATTATGGCATATATCGGACTGCCTTACTACGGCTACTGCCCTATCACGGTAACGACCAACGATGACGGCACCGAGACGGAAAGCCTGGGCGCTGGTAAAATCACCCGCGCAGTCATCAGCTATGCGGGCGAAAACGACAGCGACAGCAGTGAGTTGTGGGCCGGTGACCGCCGTGAGCAGCGTGACAGCGGCTCGCCGTCGGCCAAGCTGACCATTGACCGCAGCTTCCTAAGTCTGGAAGATGAGGCCGAGCTTGGCGGCCACAACTACGACGCCAGCACCAAGACCCTGGAACGCAAGGAGACCGACACGCCCGCCATTGTGCGCGTTGCCTCCCTCGGCAAGCTGAAAACCCCGGAACGAAAGCTGGTCTACCGCCTGATCGGGTACTACCGCGCCAGCTTTGACCCGGTGAGCGATACCCTGAACACGGCCACCAAGAGTGTGTCCTACGGTACCACAAAGCTGAACGGCGCTGCCGAGTGCAACTGCGACGGCAACTTTGAGAAAAAGCAGGAATTTGATGACTACGCCAAGGCGCTGGCCGCGCTGAAAGCTTTCCTGAACATCAAGGAGTGATACCATGGCAGAAATTGTATTGCGCGGGCGCAGATACCCTGCCCTGTTCGATTTGCAGAACGTGAAGGAACTTCAGGATCACTTTGGTGACCTGACGGTCGTAGCCGAGAAGCTGAACGACCCCGAGGAAGCCGCCTACATCATCTGGCTGCTGGTGCGCGAGGGCGTGGAGCTTGACAATGAGGAACACCACCGGGACAATGAAGCGCCCAGTCTGGCCGTGGTCAAAAAGCTGATTTCCTTTGCCGATTTGCAGGGCGGTCTGGTTGCCAGCGTGGAAGATGCCTTTATGGAGTTTTACGGAAAAAACGGGTCAGGCCGTCAGGCGCTGCAGGCGATGAAGACGATGCTGAGCGAATCTGGGTTGACGACACCCCAGAACGGCACTTTGACGGCGACCGAATCATAAATTTCCCCAGGCTGCAATACATCGCGGTGGGGCTGCTGGGCTATACCCGGCGGGAAACGCGGTTTTTGAGCCTGGATGAACTGCTTGCACAGTTTACAGAATACTGCGCCATGAATGGTATTGAACTGCCACAGGAAAGGGGGCTTGCAGATGTCGATGCCTAAAGCAGGTGTCAGCCTGGTCGTGGAAAATGACCAGCAATTCAAGGCGGCACTGAGCGAAGTAAACGCAGGCCTGCGGGTCAATAAGCAGCAAATGCAGCTTGTGGCCGAGCAGACCCGCGAAATGGACGACCGGCAGGCTGCCCTGCAGCAGCGGTACGAGGCCGCACAGCAGACTTTGCAGAGCTACCGGGATAAAGTGCAGGTGCTGCAGCAGGCCTACGAAAACAGCACTCGGCGTGAGGGTGAGGCCAGCAAAACGACCATGCAGTGGCGGGCAAGCCTGATCAGCGCCCAGACAGAAGTTGCCAAGCAGGAAAGCCTGCTGCGGGACCTGAGCAGCGAGCAGGAAGCGGCCCGAAAGTCCACCGCCAGCCTGGCGGATGTGGTCAACGGCCTGGCCAATGCGCTGGGAATCAGTCTGCCGCCCGGCTTGCAGACCGCGGTTGACAAGCTGGACGGCTTCTCGGCCAGCGGTGCAGCTGCGGTGACCGTGGTCGGCGGCCTGGTGGGTGCGCTGGCAAGCTCCACGATGGACATGAGCAAGACAGCAGATGACCTGCTGACCCTGTCCACCCAGACCGGCCTGACCACCGACCAGCTGCAGGAGTTTGAGTATGCCAGTGAGCTGGTGGACGTCAGCACCGATACCCTTCAGGGCAGCTTGGTCAAGCTGACAAATAATATGCAGACGGCGGCGACCGGGACAGGCTCTGCAGCCGAGGCGTTCAAGACCTTGAAAGTCAAGGTGGCGGACAGCCAGGGGCATCTGAAGAACAACTATGATGTGTTTTTGCAGACCATTGACGCTCTGGGCAAGATGAAAAACGAGACTGAGCGGGATGCGCTGGCGATGGACATCTTCGGAAAGTCTGCCACAGACCTGAACCCGCTGATTGAGGCCGGCAGCGGCAAACTAAAGGAGTTGGCCGAGCAGGCCCATGAGGTCGGCTATGTCGTTGACAATGAAACATTGCAGAGTTTTGGCGAGCTGGACGACGCCATGCAGAAACTGGACAAGCAGGGCGTCGCGGTCAAACGCAGCTTTGCCGAGGCGCTGCTGCCCATCATTACAGCGTTTGTGGATGTTATCACAGCGATTCCAACGCCGGTGCTGACGGCGGTAATTGCCATTACCAGCATTGCCACGGTGATCTTGCTGGTGGTTAAGGCCGTAAAGGAACTCTCTGGGCCTGTCAGAACGGTATCGGGGCTGATCAGCAGCGCTACGAGCCTTATGGACCCGCTGTACATTAAAATCCTGGCTATCGTAGCGGCCGTCACGGCGCTGGTTGCTGTCATTGCGGTTCTCATCGGCAAGGGCGGTGAGCTTACCAGTGCTATGGGAAGTATCACATCGGCCACGACCGGCACGATGCGCTCTGCCAACAGCACTGTTCCCCGCTATGCGACCGGCACACGGAATGCACGCGGCGGTATGGCACTGGTGGGCGAAAATGGCCCGGAGCTTGTGAACCTGCGCGGCGGGGAGCGCATCTACACAAACGGCCAGACCCGCAGCCTGCTGGGCGGCGACAGCATCAGCATCGGACAAATCACCATTGATGCTAAGAACGTCAAGGAGTTTAACGATATTGTGAATATCGCCAGGAATGAGGCCGTGAGTATGCGCCAGGGGGTGACGACGTGAAAACCAATTATTGGAATACCAGAAAATACACATCGTCATATACCGATGAGTATAAGTTCTCAATCTCTTGGCTGTTCAGCACTGGATGGGGAGATACGAAGCGGTATATTGCGTCCCTGCGCGTCCGCGTGCCGATGCGGTATCAGGGCTCGGACAGCTACATCCAATTTGATGAGTTCCCTCTTGGTGACAGCAACGGCAGTACCTATTTTTCTGGCCAGAAGGTTACCGTTAATGGTTACAACAATGGTGACTTTTGGGCAGATTTCAGCGGATTGTCCCAGGTCTATAAGAAGAAAATACTTGCATATGGCGTGTTTGTAAAAACGTTTCGCGGGTATTGTTATACAGGCAGTGCCAGCAATGACGCACAAATCGACTGTGTCAGCTACCAGGGCGTTATCACACCGACAGGCCAGAGCTTTACCAGCGGTTCTGTGGCGCGGTATACAAAATACCGGCTGCAATGGACGACCGACGCCGAGGATGATTTTGAGCGCACAAACTCCACCTGCCAGATCGTGATTTCTGACCAGAACGGCCAGAACGAAAAAACGGTCACGCTTGCCAACGGTGCGACGTCCTACGACCTGGACACGACCGCATGGTCAAGCGGCACGGCGATACGCTGGAAGGTCAAAATCGGGGCATACGGATCCGGCACAGTTACCGAGAGCGCAACCTACACCCTGACGCTGGTTGATCCGACCGCCAAGGTGGATGACCTGCGGCCCACCAGTAAAACCTACTACGGCTTTGATTCTGTTTTTAGCTGGGCTTTTACCGGCTCGGTTTCGACAGGTGCCATCAGCGGTGCATTGCAGCAGGGGTCCGCTGTTTTGCAGTACCGGACTGACAACATGGCAAACCCGGCACAGTTCGCCAGCGTCAGCAACGGCACGACGCACGTGACAGTCAACTGTGCTAATCTTCCCATCGGCAGCTACCAGTGGCGCGTTGTCGCCAAGAGCAGCGTTGGCACGACCCATACATCCAACTGGGTGCAGTGTACAAACGTTGAGGTGCCTATCTCGGTAAAAGGAACGACACCGGCTGCGGATGCCCACGCACCGCGTGCGGTTGTAAACCGTTTCAGCTGGGTGTTCAGTGTGGACAGCACGGACAGCCCCGGTACGGTGACGCAGCGCAGCGCCGTCCTGTACTTCAAGGCGAACAACGAGAGCAGCTGGCACCAACAGAGTGTAAGCGGCGCACAGCAGTATTGTGATGTACCGGCGAACACCTTCACGGCTGGATGCGTGACGCTGGATTGGTATGTGGTGGCCGTTGCCAACACAGGAACCAAGGCGACAAGTGCCAAGATCACCGTATCTACAAAGGACGCACGCAGCACCCCTGTGGCAATCAGCCCGGCGGGTGAATACCTGGATGATGCCGTCCAGGGTATCACCTTTATCTGGGCGCACGCGAACATTACCGGCACGGCACAGTGCGGCTGGGAGTTGAGCTACTCCATCGACAGCGGCGCGTCCTACCTGGTGCTGGCAAAAGCAGACAATGCGGTAAACCGCTACCAGGCCAGTGCGGGCACCTTCCCCAGCGGCGTGATTTACTGGCGCATCCGCACGAAAAACACCGACAACGAGTTTGGCGATTATTCCGGCGCGGCCATCTTTGCAATCCGCCGCGCCCCGGTGGCCCCGGTCATCTCCTACTATGACAACAAGCCGCTGGCAAAAATGCGGTGGCAGGCCAAAGAGCAGGACGGTTATGAAGTTGCGGTGGACGGCATCAGCCTGGGGGTACGATACGGCACCGGGAAGGAATGGCAGTCTGACGCCGTGCTGACGGACGGAAAGCACACCTTACAGGTGCGTATCTACAACACCTATGGGGATGTATCGCCCTGGAGCAGCTGTGAGATCAATGTCCAGAATCAGCCCGGCGCGGCATTGGCTGTCTATGCCGAGGGGCGCTGGGGTGAGGTCCTGCTGCGCTGGGACGCCGACAATGGCTATATCCTGCGAGATGGTGAGCTGATTGCCAAAGCAGAAGGCGGTACTTATACAGACCGCACCAGTGCAGCGGCACATCAGTACATTGTGCGCGTGTTCGATGCAGAGGGCTACTACACAGACAGCGCCCCGGTGCTGGCTGCGCCTAGTGTCCCCTACGCGGCCATTGGGCTGCGGGACGGCACGGACTGGCTGGCGATGAAATACGCTACCAGTTACCAGAATTACAGCAAGGCCGTCAGCCTGGGCGGCAGTTATCAGCAGTATTGGGGAAAGGAACGCCCCGTCTGGCACGATGCGGGGAACCGTGTGGTGACGCACACAATTTCCCACGCCTGCAAGCGCGAGGAAGAGTTGCTGGTGCTGCGCAGCCTGGCCGGTCAGGAAGTAATCTATAAGGACCGAGACGGGCACCTTGCCATAGGTGTGTTCAAGGACCTGCAGGAGAGCCGTGAGCACGGCTGCACGGCGCTGAGCTTCAGCATCACGGAGACACAGCAGGAGGTGGTGAAGTATGACCCGGTATGAGTTTATCGCGATGCGCGGCGGTGCGCCCTATAAAGTGCTGAAAGTGCCTGCTGATACCACGCCGCAGATTCGATTTACCGGCAACGCAGAGGTGAAAAGCACCATCACCCTGACAATAGAGCCTGACGCGGATGTGAACTGGCTGACCGATATGCTCAGCGTCGTCCGGGTCGATAATGCGGAGCGTGTCCCGCTGGGGCTGTTCAACATTACCACCTGCCCCCGCAGTCTGGATGAAAATGGCAGCGAGACGCAGGAACTGACCGGGTACGACCACGGCTATGCGCTGCGCAACCTGAGCGTACTGGAACGCAGCCTGACGATTCGGGCCGGGACCCGGTACACCACGGCCATCCGGGAACAGCTGCTGGCGGCCGGCATCAACGTTGTCAGTATCATCGATACCGATGAGGTGCTTATGACGGATCACGCGTGGGAGACCGGCACGACCCGCTATGCGGTGGTGGCTGCCCTGCTGGCGGAGATCAATTACCGGGATATCTATTTTGACGGCAGCGGCGTGGCGGTTGCAGAACCGTGGGCACCGGCGTCCATCAATACCCGGACGCACCGCTATGGCCCAGCTGAGACGACCTTGCTGCGCATCCCCATGAGTGTCCAGTCGGACACATTCGATGCGGCCAACGTCTTTGTTGACATCGTTTCCAGTGCGGACCTGGACCAAGAGTTGCGGGCCGTGGCCGAGAACGTCAACCCCACCAGTCCACTGAGCATTATGCGGCGCGGACGGCGCATTGTGAGCGTGGAGACCGTGGAAGGCATTGCATCGCAGACTGCCCTGGAGACCCATGTAAAAAACAGGATGCTGCTCAGCATGATGGGGGCGGCAAGCTATACGTTTACCACCTGCGGCGACGTAGAGCGACCCCACGGACTGAATGACAGCATCCTGATGATGCGGGATGGAATAGGGCTTCTGGAAGAACAGGAATGGACGCTGGACTGCGTCCCCGGCGGGCAGATGACCCACACAGCAAAGAAGGTGTATTACGACATTGATTGAGAATTATCAGCAGCGCAAAGCACTGGAAGTGACCACGAAAAGCGGTAATATTGCCACGGTGAGCGCGGTTTACAGTGACGGCATTGCACTGATCCTGCCCGGTGACACTGTTGCGTCAGATAAACACTACCCTTTTAATGCAGCAGTTCAGTTTACGGCCGGTCAGCGGGTCCATATCGCCAGAGAATCCGGCACGATCATTGTGGAATACCCCATCGGGGGTACAGTGCAGAGCCAGAGCCTGGGAGGGTGATTCATGAGCAAGGTAACGATCTATTCGCCGCCGTCGGCAGCGCAAGTCAAAAACTGTACGGCAGACTTTGATCTGCGCCGTGCACCGGTGCCGATAAATTTAGTGCAGTTTGATAAAACGATACCGATTTTGGCTGTGGCACTGTATAAAGGCGGCACAGCTTATAAGCTGCCCGAGGATGCTGAGGCCAATGTGCGCATGGGCAAGCGCAACAACCTGTACGTTTACAACCCGGTGCTGGGGTGCAATGAGGGGCGCACCCTGGTATATGTGGCTGTCACACCGCAGATGACCACCCAGGACGGCGTGTTCTACCCGATCCTGGAAGTCCTGGCTGACGGCGGTGTGGCGGGAACCTCTCCCCTGCAGCTGGTCATCCAGCGAAACCCTGTGCAGGAGGGGGACTTGGAGGATACCAGCGAAGCCCAGACGCTGGCAGACCTTGCGAGCCAGGCAGCTGCCAGCGCGAATGCTGCGGCTGATAGTGCCAGAATCGTGCAGGAAAATAAGGATGCCATCCAGAGCGCGAATGCGAACATGGAGGCCATCAAAGCCGCGCCCGCCAACGCCACGGCCGCGGCAGCCAGTGCCAAGGAGGCCCGCAGCTGGGCAGTGGGAGATACCGGCACGCGCCCCGGCGAGGGCATGGACAACGCCAAGTATTACGCGGCCCTGGCCCAGCAAGTCAGCCAGGGCGCGGTTGGGTGGTACCCGAATTACGAGGCGCTGTACGCGGCACACGATACCGGCTATGACGGCAACTGGGCCATTGTGGGAGACACCGATACGATCTGGGTGTGGGACAGCGATACCGGGGTTTGGAAGGACACCGGAGAAAGCAGCAGGTTTGCGAATTATTATGATAAGACTCAAATTGACGCAAATTTCTACGGCAAGACCCAAATCGACGCGAAACTGCCCAAGCCGGTGACCGTTACGGTGCCTGCCAGTGCCTGGACAACCGGAAGTTATAGCGTGACCTGGGACGACGGTAGCACGACCAGCTACACCGCCTGCGCTACGGTGACGGTTGCCGGTGTGACGGCAGACAGCCGGATTGCGGTATCCGACCGAACCCGGGTGACGGATGCGGTGCGAATGGTAGCGGCGCTGGAACCCGGGGCGGGAGTTGTTAAGTTTTATGCGAACAGTGCGCCGACGAGCGCCGCTGTCTTTATTTTGGAGGTGAGCCAGTAGTGAGTGGCGCAACAAATAATCCGTACCTTGAAACAAGCAGAGACGACCTGCTGCGAATCATGACGGCCCCCAACGCCGGGGCGCATAACGCGGTATACCGTGGCAAGGCGCTTGGCGGAGATGTGACGGATGCGCAGTGGGCGGCGCTTGCGGCAGGGTCGTTTGATGACCTTTATATTGGGGACTACTGGACAAAAGACGGTGTCAACTACCGTCTCGCGGCGTTCGATTACTTCCTGAACTGTGGTGATACGGCTTGTACTGCCCACCATGCAGTTGTTGTGCCGGACACTAGCCTGTACGATGCGGCCATGAGCAGTACCAACACAACGGCTGGCGGTTATATGGGTTCCAATCTGAATATATCTGGTCTTGCGCAAGCGAAGGACATTGTAAAAAACGCATTCGGGGAAAGCCATTTGATGACGCGCCGCATCTATTTATCGACACAGGTCACGAACGGTATAATCACAAACGGTGACTGGTTTAACGATTCTATTACAATCATGTGTGAGCAGATGGTCTATGGTAGTGGCATATTCTCTCCTGTTTCGAACGGTAACACTATTCCGAATATCTGCATTGTAGAAAAATCCCAGTTGCCGTTATTCCAGCACGAGCCGAGCCTTATTTGCAATCGTTCGACATGGTGGTTAAGAGATGTTATTAGCTCTGCCGATTTCGCCTATGTCAATTTCAAAGGAATATCGGACTACGGTAATGCTTCCACTGTTCTTGGCGTTCGCCCGTATTTCTGCATTAAGTAAAGGAGAACCACATGAACGCAACGAATAATCCGTATATGCTGTTACCCCCCCCAACTGATACGACGCTGACGCAAGAGGGCGTGGCCGCTGATGCCAAGGCTGTTGGTGATGCACTGAATGATAAAAATGCCTTAATTCAAGAAGATAATTATACTAATCGTACCGACATAAACGGAAATACTTACACGAGTTTCTTAACGAATAAATACGTTATATTACAAGCGTGGTCAATCGGAGTTTGCGTTACTCCATTTATTACCTCCGATTTTAAATGGGCGTTTCATTTTTGGAATTGGAACACAACCAATATCGGCGAAAACCAGCAAATTACGGTGTGGTACAGATATTATTTGCGATGAAAGGAGACTAATAAAATGACGAAACTGCGTTATTCATTCGGGGGGGGGCTGTCGTAAAACAGCTTTGTGCAATCTGCACAGGTGCTTCTTATGAGCGCAACCCGCAACCCCTATTACCAGCTGCCCGGTGGTACGGAACTGCCCGGCGACGTGCGTGTGAGTGATACGGCAGATCCAACGAAAACTGCTGCGGGTGGCTGGGCGGCCAGCCCGGCAGCGGTGGCAAGTATCGTATCTACAATAAACTGGA